TGACGATCACTGGTGACTCGCTTTCAGTTGTCCGTTTGCACAAGTCCAGACGGGGTTGACGGGTGGTCCGCTGGGCTGCTCCCAGGCGATGTTGCCGATGTAGCGCTTGTTGGCCGTGTGCGCCCCTACGGGAAGATTCGCCGGTAGCGATCGGCCGACTTTCTGCTTCGACCACTGGTAGCGATCTTGCTCGGGGAGCCACTGCTGAAACTTCTCGTAGAACTCGGAGAAGAGAACCTTCTCGCCGGGGGCCGCGAAGGACTCTTCCGCGATGAACTGTTGCAGCAGGTCGCGTTGAGCCTCTTCAGCACGCTGCTTGCTGGCGGTTGCGACGACTGGCAGTCGCAAGCGGCCGTTGGCAGTCGGCAGTTGCAGGTCGCACAGAGTCTTCATGAAGAACGGTGCTTCCTGGTCCAGTCGATCGAGCAGGACTCCCTTGGGAATCTCCTTTTCGATGTCGAGGACGTGAATTGCCGTGATGCGGGTGTCACCTGGAAAGATCGGGCAGGCTTCGCGTTTGTTGGCACACTGAACCCAGTGCGTGGTGTTGGGCTGCACGTAACTGTCGGTTCGCATCTTGCGAATCGAGATCGTCTTGGCTGTGACCCAGTCCTTGATCTTGTTGTACGCCTCGCCGTTGCTGGCGGCAGCGATGTCTTTCTCTTCCACCACGCAGAGCACGGCGTTGGCGAGTTCACCATTGAAGTCGTTCTTATTCGTGAGCGCCCGATCGGCGCGGGTGTACCCGCCCGTCATCAGGCGTTCGAGCGCTTCGTGGTAGCTCGACTTGCCGGAGTTCTGCTCGCCGTAGAAGAACAGATAGGGCAGTTGCTCGAAGGGACTCCGCAACATGCACGCTGCCCAGGCCAGCAGATAATCCGCTCCGGTGCGGATGTTGGCCTTCTGCGCCCAGTCGAGTTCCTTGAGGTACTGATTCAACTCCTGGCCGCAGTGGTTCAGCACCGAATCCCAGGTCGGGTGCGGGCCGGGCTCCGCTGACGGTTGATACTTGAACTGGGCAGCATTGAGATTCCACTGGCGATCGCCGGGATACTCGGCGTGGAACGGGATGTTCACGACCTTCCAGTGGCGTCGGACAGACATTCCGAGGATCGTCTTGATCTCGTCGTCCGATTTCCTGAAGGTGTGGATGACGGCCTTGACCTTGTCAGTCGGGTAGCGGCTCCACGATCCGTCATCCGAGCGGATCATCCAGCCGGCGTCTTCCTTCGAGGGCGTGACGAGGGCGCGGACGATATGGTCGAAGTTCTCGAATTCGTCATCCTCTTCACGGGCCTCGGCTTGTGCGTCGATGACACGCTCAAAGTGACCCTTCTTTGTTGCCCATCCAGCCGGTGCATCCTTTCCTTCAGCCTTACCGAACATCTGGGCGCGAACAACGAGCCGGCCGTCCTTGTTCTTCTTCAGGACGAGAGGCCGTGCAGTGCCCTCCTTGGTGAACAACTCCGGGATCGGGATTTTCTTTCCAAGGGCTTCCATGACCTTGACAGCGTCGGCGGCGGACCGGAACTCGAAGCCGGCACCGTCAGACAGTTCGGTGCCGCCCATCGCCTTGGACGCCGACGCCAGGTCGGGCGCACGATTGAAGACGCACGTTGTCCAGTTCTCTTTATCCTGTGACCACGTCTCGGCCTCAACGATCCCCTGGCTGAATCGGAAGACCCGCCAGCCGCCTTGAGTCAGCGGGAACATGAAGCAGTTCGGCGTGCCAAGGTCTTTCCCGGCCGAGATCGTCTTGAAGTAACCCTTCAGCTTCAGCCTCTTGCGAAGCTCCTCATCCTCGCTGATGTTTTGCAGGGCCTTGGTGTGCGTCTGCAACAGATGGTGGTCAGGAACCCAGATCGTGCTGGCCCCGCTCTCGCGCAGTGCGTCAATCAGCGCCTTGTGGCTGTCGTCGAGTGCGATAATCTTTCGGGACGAGGCTAATGCCTCGAACGGATCAAGCTGCTCTTCTTCGATTCCGTTGACCCGGACCTTCGTTCGCTTGCGGGTCACGACCTCGACGTGGTCGCGCCAGTTTGCGGGCAGGTCGGCTTCCGAGAGAGTCTTCTCGGCAACCTTCATCCGCTTCAGACCTTCGTTGGCGGCGCTGGCCTTGACGTGCCAAATCCAGAGAATCCCGCCACACGCATCAATTTGTGCGGCGAAGTCAAAGCCGGTCGCAGAGGACATCATCCCCAGGACGGAACGTGCCAGGGCGGCGTGTTCCGTGTGGTTCGCCGTGGGGATGCCGTCGAGATAGACGTAGAGATGCAGTCCTGCACCGCCGGTGCTGCGGCGGACCTCGACGAACGGCAGAGCTTTGGCGGCGTCAGCGACCTTGGACAGGTCTTCATCGGATACGCCGACGCCGGCCGCATGGCCCGTGATTGAGTCGAAGTCGAAGCCGACCCAGCGGCTGCAATGGTTGCGCCAGTCCCAGCCCGTACAACCGATCGCGTTGGCGTGCAGGTCGAAAGGCCATTCCAGGTTGTAGTCGTGGAACTCCGGTTCCGAATTGGCGTTCTTCGGAATGCGGATGTTCCACCACTCGTGCAGGCCGTCCGTCCACGTGTGGCGGCGGCCCTCGACGGGCTCACCGTTGCCGGCCGCCACGTTGACCTGCGTTTCCATGTCGGGAGTCCACAGGGCGTGAAGCTCTGGCGCGTTGCTGGCAGCCGCCCGCTTGCTCAAGAAGTTAGTTAGTGATTCGAGAACGGTGGGCATTTCGCTCCTCGTGAAAGTTGCCTTGGCATTCCAAATAAGTAGGCCAACGACCCCGAAAAATTCAGGACGCTCGGATCGCTTTTTCCTGAATTTTTGATGGCCCTTGGCCTACTTATTTGGAATGCGATGGACGATGTACGCCTCATTCCCGTCTCCGACATCAGGGAGCCGCGGAGCCTCTTGAGGCTCGTGGATCGGAATTCCATTGAGTACCTCGAACTCAAGGACTCGATCGCCCAGTTCGGCTTCACCAGCTCGATCTCTGTGCGTCCGGCGAAGGATGAGCCAGGCAGGTTCGAGATCATTGGCGGCGTCACTCGCTACACGATCGCGAAGGAACTCAACCTGGATGTGATGCCGTGCATCATCAAGCACAACGTCAACGACGACGAACTGCTGATCTTGCAGCTTCAGGAGAACGCCCAGGGTGTCGAGACGAAACCGATCGACTACGCCCGGCAAATCCGAACGATTCTCGCGCGCCAGCCGGAGATGGACATCGCGGCGCTGTCTGTGCGCCTCAAGAAGTCGCCGTCCTGGATCGGCCGGCTGCTCGGCCTGTTGAAACTGCCGGAAAGGGTACAGAAGTCGATCAATCGCGGCGAGATGCCGCTCGACTCGGCGTATCTGCTGTCAAAGATGCCGCGCAAGCTGGCGGCAGGATTGCTGCACGATGCCAAGACACTGTCGGCCACAAAGTTTCGGCCGATCGCCACCGCCGCGCTCAAAAGATTCCATGAGGCGGTCGGTCATGGTCGGCTTGAAGCATTTTACGTCCGCGAATTCACACCACATCCGTACCTGCGTCACCTGAAAGAGATTCAGGCCGAAATGGCTCACCACCAAGCCGGCCCGGAACTCGTCGCCTCTCTCGGCTGCAAGACTCCTATCGACGGCTTCTACGCCGCCTGCCAATGGTTCGTTCATTTGGACCCCGAGAGCATCAAAGCTCAGCGTGAGGCAGCCCATGCCCGCGAACGATCTCAACTGGAGCAAATGCCGGATGAAGACCTGACCTGATCGACACCACTTCGCAGATTCCCCTCTTTCACCACCAGAGTTTCAACAATGTCTACCGCGATTGCAAAAGTCGATTACAGCCAACTTCCCTCCACGCAGGTCGGCAACGATGCCGTGTACGACGACCTGGCCAAGGGCGGCGAATTCCTGTCCCGCCTGCAACTCTACACGAAGGGGAAGGCCATCGACAAAGGGCTCATCAAGCCCGGACACTACGGCATCCCCGTGTCCGAAGAAGAGATCACCGACCTCGGTGATTCGATCGACCTCCTGGTCATCGCCCGTCGCCCGAAGGCCATCGACATGACCGACAAGGAAGCGATCATCGTCGTTCACGACAGTAACTCGCCCGAGTTTCAGCGGATCGCCGCGCAGTCGGCCGAAAAAGAGTCGCACTGCATGTACGGCCCGTCGTTCCTCGTGTTCGAGCGCAACACAGGCAAGTTCTACGAGTTCTTCTGCGGCTCGAAGTCCACGCGGACCGAGGCCAAGAAGATTTACCCGTTCCTGCCGCTGACCCAGGCCGACATCGACGCCCGCGGTCTGAAGGATGTCGAAGCGCACGGTCCGCTGCCGATGACGCTCAAGTCCCGTTACGTCGAGAAGGGCTCCTTCTCTTGGCACGTCCCGGTCGTACAGAAGTGCTCGGTTCCGTTCAAGAACGAGCCCGCCGTCGAGGCGCTGGTCAAGGAAATCGGCAAGTTCCTGACATTCAAGGATGCCGAGCAGGTTGAGAAGGTCGCCGAACCCGAAGGCGGCAAGAAAAAGCGCGCTCGATAACAGAATTCTGAGATCGAGGGCGTAGAAACACGTTCTACCTGTGTGCCGGCCACAGTCCTTGGCCCTGCGAATGCTAAAGCGGAACGCATGTGACAGCGGTTTGGTTACGGCCACCCGGACGGTCTCGCGTCCGGGTGGTCAAACCGCCGCCCCTCTCGGTGCTTCCATGCTTACCAACCCGATCGGCGCTGCGCTCGGATTGTCGATCTGCTTCTTGGTTCTGGTCCTGCTGTACGAAATTTTCTCGGGGGCTGAATGGTGAGTGCAGACTGCGTGCTCGTGCAACAGCCGACGATCGACTTCGCCACCTTCCTGGGTGTCAGTCGCGAGGCCCTGGGCTACAGCCCGGCGGACTCCAGCGACGCGAGTCCTCGCGACCTATCCGACG